ACCCCGCATGTGCGCTACCCAGGCAAAGCTAAACCAGCTATAGAGCCGTAAGTCCATATCTTCCGTGCGCTCTGTCGTCAACTCATCCGCGCGCGTAATCGGCTCTGCATCCACACATGACAAATGCAGAGCCGTAATCTTGGGGCGTAGCAAACTGAGGAATAGTTCTTCATCCTCTCCCGCTGCTGCCCATAATGCCCGCTGCTGCCCGCGGCTAAACGAATCGCTAAACTCCACGAAGTCGCCCGCAAAGGCGTCATCTTCACATTCGTATCTCATAATGCCTCCGCAAGCTTGCTACGGCGTTGGCGCATTACGTTACCGCTCTAGTGGGTGCATTATTGAGTCGTAGCGTGGCGCTAAAGCCAATCTTTTCATTGGCCGCTGTGGTGATGTTGTAGCTCGTGATAAAGGCATTGGTCGTCCATGTATACGTCACCATTGCCCCTGCGCCTGAGCCGTACTTGATACTAGCCGTCCGCAATGTGCCGCTCACGCTATCCGGCCCCAAGGCGTCATCTAGTAACTTGGCCCAGTCGCCGTCAAGCTGCATCTCATAGCTACCAAGTCCGGCAATGGTCTGCTCTGCCGTACTGGTCAGTACCGTTGCCTCTAGTTCTGCAATCGTGTTGGTCATATCGGCGCTATTGATATAGCCCGATATATCCACGGCGTTATAGGTCACAACACAATTGCCCGCCCCTTTAATTGCTGCCATAAAACCCCCTGTTTGCTATTCCGTTACGCCCCGCACGCAAATGATCACGACCATATCGAGTCCCGTTGTACCGCCCATGCTGGTAATGCCCACGCGCAGCCAGCGATTGACCGTTCCTGTAAAGTTGATCTTGTAAGCGCCCAGGGCCGTTAGCGTAAACGTACCTAAGACTGTGTAAGTACCGCCTGAGCTTGTACTATGGCTAACCGTCACCGTGGCGCTACCCAGCGTCCCTGTCACGCCCTGTAAAAACAGATAGGCTTCGCCGCCTTGCGACCCGACAGCGCCCCAATCGGCTGCTGTCTGGTTGCCGGTAGCGGTAGCGTTGCCGTCAAAGGCGCGGTAGCCTCTATGCCCACCGTTGCCCTGTCCCCAACTACCATTGAGCGTGAGGATGCCCGTTGCCGGCGCCTCAATCGTCATCGTAGCGCCAAAGGTCGTATCCAGAACATAGGCAGGGCAGAAGGGTAAATCCGTGCTAAAGAGCGCCGCCACATAGCTATTCTGCACGCCCATGCGCGCGTTCATTTCCTGCTCAATCGAGCCGGCAATGCCGAGCGGCGCTACCATATAGCCGTTATGCTCAATCGTGAAACCGGCTAGCGTAGGCGCATAGGCCGCCGCCGTATCACATAGGCTCGTAATATCTTCCTCGCTAATCGAAAGCGAAAGGTCGATAGCTGATGTTTCACAGCTAAAATCCCACTGGTCAACCAGTAGCCTTGCTAGCGTCCCTTTGACGGCCATTAGCCTGATACCTCCACTGTTGCAATAATCGCCTGTAATGGCGCGGCGCCCTCGCCAATCGTGTCCTCATCCGTCACCATTGCGTAGCTATCCATACCCAATACCTCGGCATTGCTTTCCAGCGTCATGGCTAAGTTATCCAAGAGCTGCACCGTCAGCGCATCATTGGCCGGTACGGTATTGAGATTCAAAAACTCGACAAAGATCACAATCTCAAGTGTCGCCGCCCGTAGTCCCTGCCCATAGGAGAGCGTTGAAATGCTGCGTGTGCTGCCCGGTAGGCGTGTAAAGAGTAGCGGCAAATCACCGGCGTTGACATGCGTGGGACGAAAGGCTGTCGCCTTTTTGATACCAGGAATAGGCAGAGCAGAAGCCGTGGCTACGAGCGCGCCCAACGAAGTGAATCCCATTACGGAACTACCCTCATATACGGTCTAAGGATCACAAAGACATCAGCAGGGATAGCAGATGGCGCTATCGTGGTATTGCCGACAATGACAGCGCGGTCAAGGTCAAGAGCATTGCTCGGTTGGCGATAGAACCACTCGGCCAATCGCAAGGTAGCCTGTACGATGGCGTCAGGCGCCGTCACGCTATAGGCCCAACGTCCTGTTACGGCAATCGCCCCTTCAGGGTCATTGTTGTACGTCCAACTCTTGCCGCTACTGCCCTTCAACGTAATGGCAAAAAAGGGCAATTCGTAGCTCGGCTCGGTCATTACGGCGTTCAGGGCTATAGAACTACCATCGCCGTTGGTAATGCTCGTTAAAACGGCTAAATCGCCCTTGAGCCACAGTCGCCGCCCCTTCTCTACATCGGCAAGGGCGTCATGCAAGCGCGTGCTATCCGTCGCCGCCTCAAAGTGGCGATGCGTCTGCTCATCAATGATGGCAGAGGCATTGGTCAAAGCCAGGTTCATATTGGCGGTCTGCGTAGCCGACAATGTGCCGCTGATTTCCAACCGTGTTTGCAATTGAGCGATGGTAGCGTACTGGGTCATTCAGGCATCCCCATACTTGTTCTCTGCACCTGTGAAGCAACGACATCGTGCCAGTAAATGTCCGGGTCAGCGTTGAAGATGGCGTTGATAAAATCAAAGTCTGATGTGTACTCAGCGCCGCCAAAGACGGGTGCATAACGCTGCCATAGTTGGCGCTTGACAATGTAGGCAGAGCAGCCGATGTAAGATAGCTGCGGCTCTTTCTGCCAGTGAGCGTCATCCGGTAGCACCCTGCCATTGCGATGATCCATGCGAACCATAATCACGTTGGGATGGTGTTCGGATGCAATCGCCTTAACCTCCTGCACCAGACGCGGCCTGATACACTTGTCGTCATCATCCAAAAGCCAGATATATTCCCCGCTGACATAGGGCGCAAAGTTGGCAAGGGCCGCTTGTGCTGCCTCCACGCCGCGGCCCTCACCATCCACCAGAAAGGATTGCTGCCAGTCCGGGTCGGTCTGCGCTTCTAAGCTACGGATATTGCTCCATAGCATCTTGGGTCTGCGATAGCAGCGCGTCAGGATTTGAAGAAAGGCCATTAGACTGGCTTGCGCGGCACTTTAGGGGCGGTTGGATCTTGCCATTGCCCGCCGCTCCCTGTGGCCTCTGGGCCTGCCTTGCCGCCACTCGCCTGCGGGCCGGAGGCCATCTTCACATAGCCCAGGCTTTCCAATTCCTTGGCTTTGTCAGGCGCCATCTCATAGGTTTCGCCCTCAATCAGGCTCTTACTACCGTCCTCCGTCATCACATTGACGGATTGCAAAGCCGTTACAGTCACGGTTTCCTTGCTACCTTCACTCTTGTTTTCGGTTTCCAAAATAACCCCCTTGTGAATATGTCCACATCTCACATCAAAGCGCGCCAGTTGCGTGATGCCTAGCCGTACACAGTCCAGAGCAAAGGGCATATCCGGCGCATGGTAAACGCTCGTACTCGCTCGGAATGGAATCGCCTCTAAGACTTGGCGACGTATCAGGGTACAGCCAAAGCCACACCCTGATACGCGCCCAACACCCGCCTGCTGATACTGGCGTAGTTCTGCCGGATACTTGTCCAGACTCATGCCCAAGCCCGCGCTACCGATGTATTGCCAAGCATTGAGAACCGGCTCGCCGTGGCGTAGCATATAGGTTCCATAGACCACAGGCGCCGGTGTCTCACACAGCGCCCGTAGCGCATAGTGCGGTAGGATCATGTCATGCTCTACGGTCAACATGGCGTCATACGGGCCACGTAAGCACAGCTCCCGCGCATAGCTGTACTGCGCTAAGACATTGCGTAGGTCACGCCCCGGATACGGATTGCAGCGTCCTAATTCCCACGTCAACCAGTGATGGCTCTGCTGCCCGACGATGCTTGCCACCGTTTCAGGCTGCAATCCATTGTCATAAGTTGGCGTGAAGATTAAGACCTGCAACGTATCCGTCATGTTTACTTAAGTACCCTGTGTGGCGTAGAGAATCGCTTCCGCCTGTAAGACCTTGTAGACAGTGCGGAAGTAGTAATGAAGGCGTAGTTGCCCGGTAATGGCGGCGCTATAGGGGTCACGGATAAAGGTAATATCCGGCGCCATACGCATTCCCATATAGGCAAAGTTGCCAAAGATAGCGACCTTGGCTGATGCGCCGATAGCCGGTACTGCTTCACTGTTATAGAGCGGGAAGCCAAAGAGTTCACGCCGTGACAGTGCGCCTGGGCCATCCGGCGCCGTCGGTACAAACTGGAAGTTATTGCCCGTCTTGCCGCGGATATTGCCCTCTGTGGATTTACGCATGATCCAGACGGCGCCTGTTTCATAGCCGGTCGGTAGGGCATAGATCAGCTCAGGAATATCGTCGGCAGTGATGGGCGTAGCGCCGCCCGTCCACGGTGCGCCCAGCGTGCCGGCGGCCAAGGCTTCCGTGACGAGCAAGGTGTTATGCGTCTTAGCGATGCCATCCCCCACCCAGGCGCTAAGGAAGGTCATCAGACTGGCGTCCTCATCCTCCATCAATTCCCAACTCAGCTCCACGCGCTTGGTATATTTGGCAAGCGTCATCGGCGCTTGCGCCAGGATGGGCGCGTCACGGTCTGTTGTGCCGGCTTCACCTGTCGCTACAAAGGCAGCGTCACGCGCGCCCTCAGTCGGTACATTGACAGTCAGCCCCTTGCCGGGAATCTGCCTTACGCCAATCACGGGATAGAGCGCAGACTCTCGAATCTTGGCGATGATTTGCTGCAACATGCCGGTCGGTACGGCATAGCCACCCTGTGCCGGCGTCGTTTCATTGAGCGGGTTATTGCTCGATGCCTTGAGGCTGCGAATACCGCCGTCATCACCGGTACGGATGTAGTGCGCCATTGCCTTGACTTCACTATCGCCAAGCGTCGTCTTGGTATTGGTATTGGGTATCTGGATCACGGCTGACTTAACCGGCTGTAGTTCAAGCCATGCCTGTACTGGCGCAAAGGCTTTGGTAACGGCGCTCTCTACTAAGGCGGTCACTACTTCCTCTTCCAAGGCATCAGCGGCCTTGTCGATTTCTTCTGCCATTTCATGCTCCTCGTTGCTAGAATCTATTTGCGGCGCAACGTCCTCGGCTTTGGTCTCATGCACTACCGCTGGCCTAGCGATCTCCGGCAGGAAAACAGCAAAGTCGGAATTGGTTGCGGATAAAGACTTGATGAGTTCAACGCCAAGCGTTCTTGGCTCAGCAGGGGTAGGCGTCAGGCTCATTTCGACAATCGGCCAGGTCTTAATCGTCTTGCCATCACGCCGTGTTAGATGGCCGACGCTGCCGGATGACCAGCCCAAGGCGCCCTTCTCTACGAGCTGCACCACGTAATCGACATAGGCTTTGTGGCGGTCGAGTTCAGCCTCTACCCAGAGGCCGAATTCATCCGGCTCTACGCTAATCGTCTTGCCGATGACATGCTTGACATCGCCAAGCGTATGGTCGTAAAAGACGAGCTTGGTCGGCGCTAAATCGAGCATGTAATCTGTATCAGAGGCAAAGGTTTCGCCCTCAAGGTCAGCGCCGCCAAACAAGACGCCATAACCGGCCACGGTAGCGGTATCATCGGTGAGTGCTTTGATAGTGGCTGCGGTATTTTTCTTACGTTCCATGATTTACTCCTTAGCTAGCCAACGCCTTGTCTACTGCACTCTGGAAGTCAGCTAGGATCACATCCTCATTAGCGCGTACTGCATCTGAATCTGTGTGCCATCCTGTGCGCCTATGCCACGGCGTTTGAAACATGCCGGATTGTACGTAAGGGCCGTAGGGTGTGCGGTTGCCCACTCTACCGACAATGCTTGATGCTGACGGGTCTACTTTGGCTGTCCAGCGTTTGCCGAGTGTCCCGCTACGTACATACTTGCTCCCTGCTGGTGGCGGCGGATAGACTTGCATATAGGATTGCAAGCGTAAGACGCCCCGATGCATGGGCGGCTCAAGCGTGTGGATGGCAGCAGCAGCGCCAAGTTTCCTGAAGAGCGGCTCAAGGCCGGTGATGGTGACGGGCATTAGTAGGTAACGCTTTCATCAAAGGGGGGCGATGCGCCGGCGTCTATCACCTCGACGGAGCCAGTTTCACGCAAGATGATCAGCGCCACAGCATTAAAATCGGGCCAATACTCCTGATGCGCGTCTATGTATGTTTGCACTTCGTTGTTGATGATTTCTTCGCTGCCGGCCAACGGCGTACCCGCGAACGATATAACGCCATTGATAAGCGTTGCCGGAAATCCATCATAGGTAATCCGCATCACAGCCTATGCCTCAAATAGCTCACGATAAAGTCGAAGAAATCGGCGTCGCGTTTGGCAAAACTTACCGGGTCTTGATAGAGATATTGAACGCCCATCGAAATCACCTCGGTTGAATTAAATCCGGCGTATATTTTGCCGATATAGGCGTTATCAAATTTGTCCTGCCAGGCGATTTCGTGCGGGTCATAGTCTTGATTAAGAGATTGCATTGCAATCGGTTGCTCGTCGCCTATGCGGTCATGTAGCCATCGCTGTACCTTGATTTGCTGTCTACCATTGGCCCCCTCAATAATGTGGCCCATTTCATGCACGGCGACGCTCGTACCGTCACGGTCGTCTAGCTTGATATAGTTTTGTTGATATAGGGCGTGCGCTCTGCCTACTTCGTAATGCACCTTGGTGGTTCCGCCGAGTCCGAGATCGGTGACCTTGTTCACAAAATCAATGCCCTCTTGATGCTTGGGTAGCACGGCGTTTGGCTCGGTATCGCCAGGGCGTACACTGTGTATCCACTTTTCGTCTAGTTCTAACTTCATATCGCTCGAATAACGTCTATCCTGTGGGCGTATCTCAACAACTTCCTGTACTTTTTGACGCGCCCGCTTGAGTTCTTTGGCCTCTTTGTCGGCGATTCTTTGGTAGGCCGCCTCTAGTTTTTTCGTGCGCGGATCGTCGTTCCCATACAGTGCTGCGGCGTCAAGGCGCGCACGGCGCTCTGTGCGCTTTTCGTCGCTATACTTGTTCCAAATGGCGCGCACGCTCTCATCTGATTTCTCTTGCTGTTTTAGTAATTTCTGGCGCACTTTGGCGCCCTCGCTGCTATCGTAGGTGACATCTTTGACGCGCTCGGCTAGTTGCGCTCGTTGGCGCATCGCCTCGCCTAAATAGTCCAATGGCTTTGGCGCCGGTGGCGGCGGCGGCGGTTGCGCTGCCGGCTGTTTAGGCTTCTTGCCCTCCACCACAGGCCGCACAAAGCATCGACAACCCGGATGCGCCGGGACACTTACGCCACCAGCAAACGTTCCCCTAAGCGATGCACGCTTGCCATTGAGCGGCCCACAGGTCGGGCATACGCGCTCATCATTGACGGTCACCCACTCCTGCTCACTGACAACGCCGCTCTGCTCATAGCCCTCAATTGAGCCTTGCGCCGCGGCCCTGGTCGTTTCCGTCTGGGCGATTAGCTTGGCGCGCCGCTTGCCAAAGGTCGGCTCTAATTCACGCTGTAGGTCACGGATCGTCGTCGGCTCCCTAAACCAATCGTCAACTGCCGTCTGTAGCCGCGCCTGTGTCGTCTGGTTGATGCCCTGGATTAGCTCATAGGTATAGGTGGATGCCCAACGGCTTGCCTGAACATGCGCTAATTGCCAATCGAAACTCATGCCGATTTGCTCAAGCGTATCGAGGGCCACGCTGACGCCCAGGCTGCTAGATTGCTCAAGTGACTGGCGCAAGACAGCGCGTACGCCGTCACTGGTAGCTGTCACTTGGTGTACGGCCGCTCTCACCTGTTCCTCCGTAGCGTTGTCGGGCAAAAGCTGCTGTAACTGCTCATCAAAGGCGCGCCCCAACTCACGTCCAAATTTGCGCTCAAGCTCCATCCTGATTTGCTGCTCAGCATCACCCTCGTCTGGTGACAATTGCAGCACCATTGCTTTGTAGGCATCATGGGTAATGGCTCCACTGGGTATCACTAGCCGGAAAGGGCGCATCTTCCGCGCCCGCGTCCTCCTGTATGCCAAGTGCAAGCATCTTTTCTTCACGCTCAAGCACATGGCTGTGGAAGGCGTCAACGTCAGGCGACTTCTTACCTTTGGCCCAACGTTTGAGCCGTCTTACTTCCTCGTCACGTGCGCTAGAGCGTTCCGCTATCTGTCCCTGTTGCGGCGCATTGAGTCTTGCTATCTGCGCCTCCGTTTGCTGGCGCTGTAGCTCCTGCTCGGCGGCTAGGTCAGCATCTAACATCTCAAAGGTCACGCCGTCGGGTAGATTGAGACCGACCAGTTGCGCGGCAATGGAGGGGCGTATCTTGGCGTTGACGTAGGTGGCATAGCTAGATGCCCGCTGCTCCTCATCCTCTTGCATGGCGGAGAGGCGTTCCGGCTCAAACTTAAAGCGTAGGCCAGTGGCGGCAAAGAGTTGACGGTTGAGCGTGCGTTCAATCAATCTTGATTCGGGGATGATGCAATTGCTCAGGAAGTTAATTTCATCCTGTTGCGCCGTGGCAAAGTTGGCGGCATTGGCAGAGATGATGCTATCCGGTACGCCCAAGGCGGTAGCGATAGCTTGACGTGATTCGAGGGTCAGTTCGCTATTGGAGAGTGACTCTAGCCCCTCACCGACGACGATGGCCTCGACCTTGCCGATAATCGTCGCCGTTGACCATGCCTGCTTAATACCGCTAAAGAAACGCTTGTACCATGCTTCTACCTTCTTCGCTTCGTCGGGGTCTATATTTTCGTCCATCGATAGCATCGTGGCTTTAATCGCCCCACGTGCAAAGAAGCTATTCTTGAAGTCATTCATATTGTGCAGCACGGAGGCATCCGCCATCGCTGCCTGTGCCGGTGGCGTACCTGGCTCAAGTTCAGATAGGGCATTGGATAGGCGGAAATAGACAATATCGTCAGGGGTAAAGTCAATACCGGCTTGCATCGTACGCGTGGGGTCAAGCAAGCGCCGAAAGCCGGCAATGCCCTGATTGCGGTCATAGATGACTTGCATGGTATCCGGCGCAAACCAGCGTAGGCCCAAGGGCTGATTGCGTAGATTACGCGCCTTAAACCAATAGGCATAGCCGAGGATGCATAAGGCGGATTCAGTCAGTTCGAGCAGGTCGGTCAGGTTATCAAGAAAAGGGTAATCCGTCAGGTCATCTTCGTCGCTAAGTACCTTGTTCTCACCCTTAAAGATAGCCCACGGCATCGCTGATACACGGTCTGCTCTAAGGTTGACACACGCATAGAGCCAACCGACTACACTATAGAGGCTGCGCGGCGATACGTCATCATGGCCGAAATAGCTCCCGAATACGGTATGCCATTCATCAGCTGACCAGCCGGAGAGGTCTTTGGATTTGATTGATTGACCGTCAAAGAGGGTTAAGCGATTGTGCATGTGTTTTGGCTGCAAACGAAAAAACGCCCACGGCCATTGCTGGCTCGTAGGCGTCATGCGCTCTGTGGTTATTTATTTGTTGTCTACTATATCACGTTTTTCCTGAATTGAGATCAAGACTCTTAGATCAAATGTGACCGTCTTTTGATTGCGGCGCAACTCAAGCAGCATCAACGTGCGGTTGACACGCCCATAGAGCCGCCCCTCCTCATCACGCAGGTTGCGCCATTCTTGCGCTGCCGGGTCGGGTTCCTTCGTGAATCGTTTCATTGGTTACAGTCGCCTAAGCGACCTTTCGCTTGTCTCTTGCGCCGCTTTTTGGGTAGTTCCTCTAGCTCTAGATAGGTTCGTTGTGGCGAATCCCAAAAGACCCATTGCCCATCGACAATTTTACCAAAACGACGGTGGGGTATATGCGGGTCATCACCCGGCGTAAAGGAATGATCCCATCCCACCGGCTCGTCACTGTCATCTTTGGCATAGACTCGCATAGCTCGCCGCGCCGTTTCAAAATCCTCATAGCTCCAGTGACGTTCCCAAGGAGTTGTATATGTACCTTCCCATATCTCCCATGCCACACGGTTAATATGTCGCATCCCATAAAGAACCAGCGCGGCACCCGGCTTCTTTCCTTTTAGCCGTATAGCAATGCTCTTTTGCTCCGGAAAAGAAAAAGACACATCGTCTTTCATTCATCCTCCCATGACATGCCCAATCTACGCTTGCGACCACGCAGCCATATCCAACTCTCCAACGCTTCGACTAGATGATCATTGCCATCATCAGGACGATCATCAGGATTCGACTTCTTGCCCTCCGGGTAGCGATAGCCCTGCGTAATCTCCCAAATCAGATGTTGGCAGCGGCGGTTGACCTTGAGAATCCGCACGCCATTGGCATCATCAATTAGGGCGCGTGTCGCTTTGATGGCCGCTACGCGCGTACTACTCTCGCCGCCTTCCACTTTGGCCGCTAGCCAGTTACGGGCAGGAATGCCGGCCTTGCGTAGACGCTCACGTAGCTGTGGCGCTTCATGACTCACTGCCGCCACGCGTGGCAAGGGCCAGCCATTGCGCTGACAGCAGTGTACAATATCATCAACCGTCTGCTCCTCCATTGTCTTGAGTTGGCGCAACTCATCAAAGATGAGAATATGCGTACCCTTGTTTTGGATAAAGACCGTCGCCCGCGGGTCGGGAAAATAGCCATCATCAATGGCGATTTCGATTGGCAAATCCGCGTCAGGTTCTTCATCCGTGAGGTTGTCATCATTGAAATTGGCAAAGACCAAACCCTCTACCGAGGCAAACCAATCAAAGAGCGCGCGCCGTGTTAGATCGTCCAAATGGCTGAGCGCATGGAGATATTGTGCTTTATCCAAATGGGGATTGTCATCAAGCCCTGCCGGAATGAAGGGGCGGTCAGGCGTACGCTGTAGTACGAAACGACTCTTAACCCATTGTCCATCCGATGTTGTGGGCGGGTTGCTGGCGCTACGCATCCGTAGCGGTACGCTAGATTCGGCTAGACGGCGCAAGCGTGAGAAAAGATAGCTATACTGCGTTTCCATAAACTGACTCACCTCATCAAAGGCGATGTACTGAAATTCAGCCCCCTGATAGCGATACTTGTCATTCTCATTCTCTAGATAGCCAAAGCTCACCGTAGCGCCACTGGGGAATGTCCAGGTCTTGCGCTGCTCATTCCAGCGCGCATCTGTACCCATAAGCCACTCCCGCGAGCGATCCATCAGCGCCC